GTTACACTGCTTTTGAAAAGGCTAACTACATGATTGAAACAGAGTACCCATTAAATGAATGGAATGTGTACTGTATCTATGTTGGTGATGGTGAAGATTTTGATCCAAAGAAAACTGTTACTCATATGGATATTATGTTAAAGAAGGAAATCAACATGCTAGGATATGTTGAAATTGATCTTGACCACGATGATGATGATGGTGGTTTTGCTTATAGAGATTCCATGAGAACTCTTCTTGTAGAGATTAAAAAGAAATGGAACTTTTTATCATACCGTGAAAAACAAACTGACTTCTATAAAAATGAAAAAAGAAGATTTCTCTGTGCAGTTATTCGAAACAAAACCCATGTGTGGCCAACTCTAAAACATATGTTATTTGAAAAGGAGAAAAAGTGATGGAAATATTAGATGAAAAACAACAAGACGATGGTAATTATTTATGGGACATACAATGCACTGAAGAAGAAATAGTATACTTCAGAGTATATGCGCGAACCAAAGGTAAAGATATTGAAAACATGACTGATGATGAAATAATCCAATTCTCTGTCGTGGGAATGTTAAAAGAACAAATTGATAAAGAAAATGAAAGGATTGAAAATGGACAAGACTGATCTACAAAGACTTGTAAAAATAGAAGATAGGATATATCAAATAGCAAAAGATTTTGGACTTGACTTTTGTGATATTGAATTTGATATTATTCCAGCCCAGAAAATGCTAGAGATTATGGCATATAGAATCCCTGGTAATATTTCAAACTGGAAATATGGCCGTGACTATGAACGACTTAGAACAATACATGAAAAGGTTAGTGCTGGTCTTCCATTAGAAGTCGTTATAAACTCAGACCCATCAAGAGCATATCTGATGAAAGACAATACTTTAGCAATTCAAGCATTAGTCATGGCCCATGTTGTTGGCCACGTTGCTTTCTTCACAATGAATAAGTACTTCCAAAATACAAACAGGGATATTATTCCCTTTTTAAGTGAAGCAACAAAACGATTTAATAAGTATGAAAGAATGTATGGCATGGATGAAGTCGAAAGAATAATTGATGCCGGTCACTCAATTCAGTTTCACTCAAGTCCATTTGACAACGAAACTGAAGATGAAAAAAGAGATAGAATATATGAACAAAAAATGGTACAAGCACATACCAAAAGGAATACTAAGTTTGATGATATTGTTCCTATTGATGAGTCATATAAAGATATGGATATTTCTCTTTTCAATCAACGACTATGGAGATCATTGAAGTTAAAAACACCAGTTGAACCAACTGAAGATTTATTGAGATATATAATTGATAACTCTACTTCTCTTGAAAACTGGCAAAAGGATGTTCTTGAAATATTAAGAGGAGAAGGTAGATACTTCTGGCCTCAAATGAGAACAAAGTATATGAACGAAGGGTTCGCAACTTTCTGGCATGAAAAGATTATGAAACAATTGTTTGATGAAGAACTGCTTAACATGACAGATCATGCTCAGTATAACTTTTCTAACTCACTAGTAAAGGCCGCTCATACAACAGCCTTAAATCCCTATCTTGTTGGTTCTAAAATGTGGGAAGATATAGTAAACAGATGGGACAAAGGTAGACATGGTAGAGATTGGAAAGAATGCAATGATAGAAATCAAAAAGAAGATTGGGATACTCATGATATGAAAGGCAAAGATAAAATGTTTGAAGTCATGAAGACCCATACAGACTGGCTCTTTATGAAAGGATATTTGACCCCTGATTTGGTTGATGAAATGGAGTTATATATTTTTGTTGAAAGAGAAACTCCTATGACCCGTGACTTAATCATTACAAGGCAAAAGGCTGAGAAGGTGGCTGAATTGATTATCACAAGTTTCACTCACAGTCATGTGCCGAAAGTTGAAATAACAGATGGAAATTACGATCAAAAGGGATATTTGTTCTTGACTCACAGATGGTCCGGAGCAAACCTCAAACAAGATTACTGTAAAAAGACATTACAACATATTGCCAATATCTGGGGCACAAATTGTTATCTTGAAACAAAAGATGGACCAGACAAAAGACTATTATATAAAGTTGAAAGAAAAGCAAAACTAGGAGGACCATCAATAAGCAGTAACTCCGGTTCCAATCCAGTTCCACAAATCTAAGTTGGTCGACAATGGTCATTTCTGAATAAAAAAAACCCTGTATTTCTGCTAAATAACTAAGTATAGATACAGGGTTTTTTTATGCCCTGAAGTTGTAACTTGGGGAGAAAGGAATGGCAATAAGATATGATGAGCAGTATGTAAAGAGACCAAGGGCAGAGCTAGAGTATCAACCAGATCAGATAGTTGAACTTCAAAAATGTATGCAAAGTGTAACATACTTCCTTAAATACGTTAAGATTGTAAATCCGGATAAAGGGGAAATTTTATTCGAACCCAGAGATTACCAATGGGAACTTCTGGAAAAATTCCAAGCACACAGATTCAATGTTGGATTATGCAGCCGTCAAAGTGGTAAAACAACCATAGTTTCCGCTTATGTCTTATGGTATGCTATTTTTCACTCAGATAAAAATATAGGTATTGTTTCAAACAAAGAGTCAAGTGCTAAGATGATTCTAGCAAGACTCAAAAGAATGTATGAGTCACTGCCAATCTGGTTAAAGCCAGGTGTTACTGAATACTCAAAAACATTTACTACGTTCGATAATGGAACAAGAATAGTTATATCAGCAACCTCACCCGATGCCTTTCGTGGTGAGTCAATGAACCTACTATGTTGCGACGAGTTCGCATTCGTCCCTAGTGTAGCAGCCGAAGACTTCTGGGCTGCTAACTACCCCACCATTTCTGCATCCGAAGAAGCAAAAATCATAATCATATCTACTCCAAATGGATTGTTCAATATCTTCCATAGAATATGGTCACAAGCCTTAGCTGGATTAAACACCTTCGTTACAACAAAAGTGAGTTATGAAAGAGTTCCGGGTAGGAACGAAGAGTGGGCAAAAGAACAAATCAAAAACCTTGGAATGATGAAATTTAATCAAGAGTTTGCAGTTGAGTTTATTGGTTCTACAAACACCGTTCTTAACTCAGAAACTATTAAAGTACTTTTAGCTTCTCATAAAGACCCTAACTTTATGGACTTAGATGATAGATTAAGAATTTGGGAAAAACCAAAAGAAAGAGCAGTATATGCTATGGGAGTAGACCCCTCAAAAGGAACAGGTGAACACTGGTCTACAGTACAAATTTTTGAAATAATATCGTTGAGACCTGTAAGAATGGATCAAGTTGCTGTATTTGAACATAACTTAACTGATGTATATGACTTCTGTGATATAATTGATAGGCTTTCAATGTACTATAACAACGCATATATTATGTGTGAAAATAATGGCGAGGGCGCTGCAGTAATTCAAAGACTATGGTGGGATATAGAAAATGAAAATTTAGTTAACTCTGGTTCTAAGACTACAAGTCTTGGTATTAGAGCATCAAGATCAACAAAACCAAAAGCTGTTTTGCTTATGAAGAAACTTATTGAAGATGGCAGTGTAAAAATAGTTGATAAAAACACCATCGAACAACTCAGTTCTTTTATTGAAGAAAATAATAAATTCTTTGGTAAAGATAAACCGGATGACTTAGTCTCTGCACTATATTGGTGTATATACTTATTAGAAATGGATATTCTTGATGAAAGTTATGGGTTCATTAAAAGAGAAGATGATGAAGATGGATGGGGCGTCTTATCAGACGTGGAATCAGACGTCGAAGATTGGACTTGGTTGACCGATACTGAAGTTTTTGAATAAATAGATAAATAGAGTAAAAGGAACTAGAATGGCTATAACAAAAAAACAATTAGCAGAAAACATAAAACGTAGACTAGGTTATCCTATGGTAAAAATAGAACTTCATCCACGTCAGATTGAAGATGCAATTGACTATGCCCGTGATAAGTTTATCAAGTGGGCTACGGGTCAAGCGACATCGGAAACATTTCTTACTATGTTACTATCTGCTGGTCAAAACTTTTATGACTTACCAGTTGGTGTAACTGAAGTTTTATCATATGATGATAAAGGTTCTTCATGGGGCATCAATACATTATTCACAATTGATAACTACTTATACACTAGAGGAGTATTTGATCCTGTAATTTGGGGATCAGGTGGTGACTATAACTTAGTTTCATATCACATAGCTAGAGACTTTTTAAATACGCTTAAGATGTACACACCAAGTGTATATAACTGGAAGTATCATAGATTTACAAATCAAATAGAAATTCATCCACCGCCACCATCTGGGAACTCAGTTTCTGTTACAGATCAAAATGGTGTTTATGTAACGGCTGACTCACCTGGCTATGTATTATTAAGGACTTATATGATGGAGGGAGCCCAATACTCTAATACAGATAGAGGATGGGAACCACTAGAGAGTTATGAAAATTTCTACACAAGTGATTGGATTTTTGATTATGCTTTGGCTGAATGTAAAATAATGCTTGGTAGGATAAGAACAAAATTTGCACAGTTTGCCTCAATAGGAAATACAGGTATAGCTTTAGATGGAGACGCCCTACTTAGTGAGGGCATAGAAGAAAAACGAGAATTAAAAGAAACCCTACAACTCGAGGAAGTTTGGGATGGATTAGGCATTAGTATGGGATAAAAGGAAAACAGATGATTATCTACAAAGTTGTAAATGCAATAAATGGAAAATGTTATATAGGTCAAACTACACAAAGTTTAGGGAAAAGGAAAGTAGGACACAAATTTGAAACTAAAAATGGAACCACCTATTTTAGTAATGCTTTAAGAAAGTACGGTTTCAAAAATTTTAAATGGGAAGTAATTGAAGAGTGTGATGATAAAGAACAACTTGATGAAATGGAGTTCCACTACATTAAACAATACAATAGTTTTAAACCGGAAGGATATAATTTAACTTTGGGCGGTGATAAAGGAACATTTGGTTGGAAACCTACAAAAGAAAATAAAGAAAAAATAGGCAAAGGTGTCAAAAAAGCTTGGATAAAAATGGATAAAAAAACCAAAAGCAAACAAATAAAAAAATTGAGTAATTTTTGGAGTGAAAACCATCCCACACGTGGTAAGAAAAGACCAGAAATTTATGGTGAAAATAATCCAGCTAAAAAACCAGAAGTTAGAAAGAAAATTAGCAAAAATGTTAGTAAAGCAATGGAAAAATTTAACTACGAAGTGATTTCACCACAGGGCAAAGTGTTTAAAATAACCAACATGAAAAAGTTTTGTCGAGAAAATAATCTATCATCATGTAGTATGTTTAAATTATGTGATGGTAAAGTATTACAAGGACACCATAAACAGTGGAGAGCTAAAAAATTGGGACTAATAAAGGAGATAAAATGTCAGAATTAACCGCATATGAAAAAATGTTAAAAGATGGATCAGCTTTTAAACCAATAAAGATAGAACAACCAACACCTGATAATCCAAATGGTGGTATGGGTAGAGGAGCCGACCCAGATCATGAAATAGACTACAGTGTATTTGATGATCACATGAAAGGCATGATACAGGAAAAAATAGAAGCAAAGAAATCAAAGGTAAATGGTGGTCCAGAAAGGCCAGGAACACAATCATCACAACAAGATAATCATAGAATCACAAGACTAGAAGAAAGAATTAAACTTCTTGAACAAGCACTTAGTCTTGTAATGGAAACACAGACCAAATTAATGAGAGGATAACATGAGAGTAGATGAAAAAATATCAAAATATCTAAATGAGGAACAGGAAGAAGAATATGATCTAACATTTGATGAAAGAATGGAAGATGATGTAGAAAAACTTCTTAAAAAAGTCAAAGGATATATGGATGATCCGGATTATGATTATGGTGATGCTAGGACAAATGCATACATACCCATGAAATATAAAAAGCAATTTGAAAAGGCATTAGATAAACTAGGAGTCGATTGGGACTAAAATGGGTAAAGCAGCAAGACAAAGACGGCCCGAGTGGCAGTTATATGACATACATCACAATGTAGAACATGATTTATTTGAAGGATACATAACCGAGTTCACAGATATTGCTGGTATAGTATGCAATTATTATATTAGAGATAGAAGAGTTGAGTTAGACACTCTTTATGGTGAGTCAACTAATACCAATTACTTGAAGCCATTAAGGACCAAGCTTATCTATGAACCAACAGAAGAACCAACTCTAACAAGAGGGTTTGGTATTACTTCAGAAGAAGCAATTCAATATGCTTCCATTCCTAAATTTACTTTCACTCGTGACATAAGTGCTGGTTATCACCCAGTACCCGGAGATGTTATTGTAACACCTTGGAATAATAGGGCATATGAGATAGCAGACGTTGCTGAAGAAGAACATATTTTTCAACTCAAAAAATTCATTTGGGGTTTTATACTTAGAGCATTTAGATTCAGCGATCAATCAGATGGAGCAGTTGGACTCAAAACAACCGTTGGATCTAAAGAACCTTTCAGAGATTTCAGAGACCCAACAAATAAAGATATTGATACATTTACAGAACCACTCACTGCATTCGGTGATAATGAGTGGTTAGAAGACGAGAGTGAAGAAATATTTGATTACCAAGGAATAGATACTAGTGTATATGGTTACTAGGAGATAATAAAATGAGATTGAAAAATTTTTTAAAAGAAGGCATGGAAGAAATTCATATGGAAATAGAAAAGTTTCTAAAGAAGAATCCAAATCCAAAGGATAAAGAAATACATGATCTTGCTGATAAATTAGGCATTAACCCACATAGATTTGAGGAGCATGTTTATATGATACTTGGTGACTTACTCAAGAAAGAAGATAAAATACCAGGTGGTAAAGCAGATAAGCTTACAGTAAAAGACATAGCTGATAAGCATAAAGTCTCAGTTGAAAAAATTGAAAAACAAATAGCGATCGGCGTGAAAGTAGAAATGGAACATGTTGATAGTAAAGATTTAGCAAGAGAAATTTCTCTGGATCATCTTGAAGAAATGCCAGACTACTATACAAGATTAGCAAAAATGGAAAAGGAAGGTGGAATAGAACATGAGTAAGCAGGATTTTATAAATATATTCGAAGCTTATAGAAAGATGCTTCCTAAAGATGATTTATCAGAAATGATGAGCCAACCACCAGGTGATAAAGAAAACCTTGACTTAAAAACAAAAGATATGGAACTACTTAGACAGGGTATCATAGCCGAAATGGATGCAGTCAATCTATATGAACAAATGGCAGCAGACGCCACAGACGAAAAAGTTAAAAAAGTAATGTTAGATATTGCTTATGAAGAAAAGGTGCATGCTGGTGAATTTGAAAAGGTCTTAGAAGAAATTGATCCAGACTATGAAAGAGCTGAGGCAGAAGGCGAAGATGAAGTAAGAGATATGGAAGGAGAGGAAAAATAAAAGGATATTACTACTATGAAGTAATCAGGAAAATGATTGTCCAATTTTTGGACGCGTTCAATGATATACAAGTTAAAAGATTAGAGCCAGACAGCAGTACTGTAAGAGAGCTAATACATGTTCCAGTTAAACTTGCTGTAAAAGAAAAATTCTGGTATTGGCTACAAGAACGTAAAGACGATGAAGTGCTTCCAATGATAACTGCATGGTTGAGCACAATTGATTATGCTTCTGATAGACAAGTTAATACATTTTATGAATTATGTACAAGCACTGATCCTGAAACCGGAACTTACGAAAAGTTCCCACATCCAACGCCATATAACTTTACTTTCTCTATGAACATTTGGTCCCTTTATCTATCTGATATTGACCAAATACTGGAACAAATTCTGCCATTCTTCGCACCACATATTTTTATACGTATTCGTATAGATGAACTGGAGATTGAATATGATATTAAAGTTATTTTTCAAAGCTGTACACCAGAAGTAAGTCTTGAAATGGCTGACGACCAATATAGAGTAATTAACTACTCACTTGAATTTGTTGCTCAAGCCTGGTTATTTAAACCGGCTGTCACTGAAGGTGGTTTGGTAAAATGTATATATACAAATTACTCTACGACAGCAGATGCACTTGATAGATCATTAACAGATACAACAAGTACTTTTACATCTGGTGCTTCTGGTGAGGCAACTTCTCTTTGTGGATATTACGATGAAGATGGACAATTGATTATTAATTATGAAACATTTTCATCTGGTGAATCATCAGGAAATGCTTGTCAGGGGGTTGTATAATGCCATTGATTTGTGCTGATAGTGGGTTGGTAAATTTGGGTAAGGCAACACCAAGTAACTATGAGTTAATCATTCCAAAGATACCAACAGAAACCACAATATCCGCAATCAATCCACTCATACTAAATATTTTTAGTACTGTTATACCTAGCGTTTCTCTGGCCGAGCAAACATTAAATTACCAAGCGGCACAGACAAAACGAGGACTAGGGCCATTGGTTTATGAACAACTATCTGTTGGTTTTGTAGTTGATTCTGAATTTGCAGATTGGAAAGTTTTAGTAAAATGGATAAAGTATATAAGCGATAACTCAGAAAAAATGGCAGAGATACATAAACTCTATTCAGTAGATGCAACACTTGCAATCACTGATAACTATAGACAGCCACTTATGGCTATAAGATTTGTAAGCCTTTGGCCAATAACTGTAGCCGAAGTAGGATTGAGTCAAAGGGAAGGTGAGAGTCAGTTAGAATGTTCAGCGACATTTAATTACGATTACTTTTTAATAGAAGAATAATAAAAACGATAAATATGACTAAATATAAATAGTAAAGTGAACAAAAGCTTGCCTGAGAAAATTCAGGCATAAGGAGGAAAGAAATGGCACTATACTTAAGCCCACTAGTAGACGTCAATGAGATTGACCTGTCTACTACAATTCCAGCTGTGGCAACCTCCATAGGTGTATTGGTTTTAAGAAATACATGGAAAGGTCCGGAACTAAAAAGACAACTAGTAAATAATATAGATGAGTTGATTGAGATATTTGGTGAACCAGAAGACGTCTCATATCAAGATATTTTTTCTGGTATAGGATTCTTGAAATATGGTATTAATTTGTATTGCACAAGAGCATTAGCTCCAAGTGCTACATTTGCTGGTCTGTATGGAAATACAGCATCAGCAGGAACATTAACCCAGTATACCTCTGGTAATGCTTATCAATTAAGTGATTTCGCATCAGAAGACTCCGATGAGTTCAATAACGAAAGCACTGTATTTGACGCGGGCAGACCAGACTTTGGAGCCGAAGGTTCTTATATAGCAAAGGACAGAGGTGAATATGGTAACTACGTACAAATAGCTTATATAGGCAGAAATGTCTATAACGGTGTTAGAGCTGGATCAACAGCTATATCATTAGGAATATCATCAACGCTTTATGATGATATTGCTGATATTGATAAACCTTTTAATACTGACACTAGCGGTTTAAAACAATTCTTAGTAATTGTAAGAACAGCACAACAAGAAGACCTAAATCTAAATCCTATTCCTTATCAAGTAGTCGAAAGTCATTTAGTATCAACGGACCCAAGAGCAATTGACGATGGAGGTCAAAACACTTATGCGCCAATCTGGATAAACTTAGTTTCTGAATATATCAGAATGGCTGCATCACAAGCCGCGGGATTTAATAATAAAAATATGAGTGCTATTTACACCGCCAACTACACAAATATGGGTGGAGGAGTAAGAAACCAAGGAGATTCTGTAACTGACGCTGATATTATAGAAGCTTATGAGTTATACTGTGACCCAGAAGTAGTGGATGTTAACATCTTTATTGATGGCGCCAAATCAACAACTGTTCAAACAGAAATCGCGGCTATTTGTGAGAATAGAGCAGATGCAATGGCCTGTCTTGACGTACCATACTCACTAGTAGTATTTAATAAAGGAAATGAAGCAACAGATTGCAGAGATTTTAGACTTGGTCAACATAGTACTTATAACTTAAATCTAAATACAAGTTATGCAGCACTATATGCTCAATGGCTAAATGTATATGATAAATGGAATGCAGTATACCGTTGGGTACCATCTTCAGGATACGCAGCAGGAATCTTTGCGAATACAGACGACGTAACTGATCCTTGGTTCGCACCTGCAGGACTCAACAGAGGTATTCTAAATAACGTTAGAAAGCTAGCTTGGAATCCAACCCTTGGTGAAAGAGACATTCTTTACAAAAACGGTTTGAATCCAATTGTATCATTCGCTGGACAAGGAAAAGTTGTCTGGGGTCAAAAAGATATGCTAGATAAAAATTCTGCTTTTAACAGAATTAATGTTAGAAGATTGTTTATGATTATAGGAAAATCAGTATCAACAGCATTGAAGTACTTCCTATTTGAACCAAATGACTCATTCACAAGGTTACAAATCATCAACATGACTGATCCTTTCCTTAGAGATATTAAGGGTAGAAGAGGAATCTACGACTACTTGATCGTTTGTGATGAAAGAAATAACACACCAGAAAGAATAGATAGAAACGAATTATGGTGTGATATTTATATCAAACCTACAAGAGCAGCAGAATTTATAGTACTTAACTTGATTGCTACTAAAACTGGAGCATCATTCACAGAATTAGTGGCAGCATCATCACCACAATAATAAATAGGGGGGAGAGTACTCCCCCCAAAGTAATAAATAGGAGCAAAATAAAATGCCATCATTAGATAGTTTCAATATTGAAAAATTCAAAGCGAAGTTTGGAGATGGAGCAAAAGGTTCGCTGTTCTATTTTCAGCCTCAGTGGCCAGGGGGTGTACAAACCTCATTGAGTCCAGAGGATGTTGTTTACTTAGTTAAAACAGCAACGATTCCAAATACTGTCCTTGAAGAAGCGACTGTACAATGGCAAGGATTTGATTACAAATATGCAACAAAGCATACATATGCCGATCTAGCAGTAACCTTCTATGTAGACTTACAGGCAAAAGTAAGAATGTTATTTGAAAATTGGTCAAACTTAGTTCATAATCCTTTAACAAATGAATACTCAACAACGAATGAGTATATGATGGACCAAAAACTGCAAATGGTTGGTTACCAAGGCCAGACAATCATGGAATTTACCATGCATCACGCATATCCAAAAGAAGTTGGAACAATTGCTATGGACTATGCTACAAATGACTATATTACATTCGATGTAACTTTTTCATACCTATATCATACAATATCATTCAATGAGTCAGGTGGAGCAGTAAACGTATAAAATAAATAAGTGAGGTAAAAAATGTCAGAACAACAGCATCATCAAGCAAAGTTCCGTAGTATACTTAATGTATATAGTTTCACTTGTGAGCTACCAGGAACAGGTGAAGAAGTAGAATTTAAACCACTAACAACCGGACAACTAAAAAGGCTTTTAACATATGAAAATGAAAAAAATCCAGCTATTCAAGAAAATGCAATAGATGAAATAATTAACTCAGCCATTATAACAAAGGGCATGTCGTCACAAAAAATGTTTCTTGAAGATAGATTTTTCTTCTTAATCCAAGTAAGAAAGAAATCAAAAGGTGAAGTAATTGAATTTACTAATGACTGCGAGGAATGCAAATCTCAAAGCCTTATTAGAATGAGTTTAGATGATTTACCAATTATAAAAAGGAAAGAAGAAGAAGTATATGACTTAGATTTAAACGATGGAATAAAAATCAAATTAAAACACATAACTCGTGGAGAACAAAGACAAATTAATCCTCGAGCTTTCAAAGGGCTATCTGAAACACAAATGCATGCTGAGATGCAATTATACACAAATGCACTTGGTATAGAATCAGTAACAACACCAGATTTTGGTGAAGAAACTGAATTAACTATAGAAGATAGAAAGTTCTTAATAGAAAATATACCAACAAATGAGTATCAAAAAATATTGGATTGGTATGAACAAAACTTTTTTGGAATTAAATTTGAAACCCAATTTAGTTGCATTCACTGTCGCCACACAGAAAAAATTAATATACCAATGGAACAGGCTTTTTTTTTCTAATCAAAATGTTTGAAACATCTATTGATAGGATAATTGATGATCAATACTGGTTATCAAGAAGAGCTAATATTAGTGTATCTGAATCAAATGAAATGGCTGAGTTTGAACGATTGTTTTTTGTTAGTCTACTTCTTAGGGATATTAAAGAAGAAAGAGAATCATATGAAGGATTAAGTAATTAAGAGCTCACTTAGCCAATGGCTAATGGATCAAAAGGTCTCAAGACTCTACTTGAGACCTTTTTTTATTAGAGGACTATATGGTAATGCAAGACACTGGAATACAAGAACTTAATAAATCTGTTAAACAGATAGTAAAATCACTATCTATTGGAGTGAGTCCGGCTGACGCGAAAAGGATTGCAGACATGGAATACGAAACTGCAAAACAAGAAAAAGACAATATTGAAAAGAAAAAATCACAGCAATCCAAAGATGGAAAGTTCTGGTCAGATAACATAAAAACATGGACTCAGCTCGGTAAGTTTATGACAAAAGGAACAAAGGATTGGTTTGCTAAACAAATGAAAGCCACAGGTTTACTAGGCAGTACATTGAGAATGGGTGCTAATATATGGAACAATTTAAATGAACACATAATTAAAAATCTTAGAAATGCTTTTAGTTCTATTACCAGTCATGTTAAAGAAGTACTTGGTCCCGTAGCTGAGGCATTTGAAGCTGTTAAAAATTTATTTTCGGGTGTATTCAAATTCTTTAAAGGTACAATTATGGGAATTGGAGCCAAAGTAAAACCAGAAGATAAATTCAGAAACAAAATGCTTCAAAAAATATTAGATATTAATAAAAAGCAGTGGAGTCACATTATAGGAGGTAAAAAAGGAGCGTTCGTAGATAGTCTTAGTAATAAAGAAAAACCAAAGGGATGGTGGAAATTCTTGCTAATATTAGGTATTATTCTAGCAGCAGCACTCGGCGCTGCAGTAAGAAAATTTATACTTCCATTTGAGATCGCAGGAAAGTTTATAAGTGGGCCATTTATAAAATTTTTTAAATGGCTTGGTAAAATTGGTAGAGTATTTTTGACAATTATCAAAAATACTAAAACAGGCGGAAAAATTTTTGGAGCAATAGGTAAGCTTTTTGGATGGCTCGGAAAGTTATTTGCACCTATTGTTAAAATAGTAAGAACAGTTATAGGATTCTTTAAAACACTAGCGCCTGCAGCAGGTATATTAGCCAAACTAGGTAGAGCGTTTATGGTTGGATTTAAAATCCTTGGTTGGCCTTTAACAATAATCATGGGTATATATGACTTCATAAAAGGTTTCATAGAAACTGAAGGAACTTTATGGGATAAAATAAAGGGAGGATTTATGGCGGCATTAATGGGATTCATAGAACTGCCAGTTAGATTTATCTCTTGGCTAATTGAAAAAGTAGCAGGATTTTTTGGTATAGAAATAACTGGATTGGCAGATGGCATATTAGGTTGGATAAAAAATATGTTTGATAAACTTCTTGACTTGGTGGGGAACCTTCCTTTAATCTCTTTTCTAGTAGGATTCTTTAGTACTGAAGGCACATTCATGGAGAAGTTAAAAGGTGGATTCAATAATATGGTAAAAGGACTAATTACATTATTTGCTAATATATGGAACTTTGTAGTAGACCTTGCTTATAAACTTCTTCCAGACTGGATAGTAAATAAAATTGGTCTCAAAAAAATGGAGGTTCCCGGACAAACAGTAGATACAGGAGGATCAACATCAGACGCAGAGAGCAAGAACAAAGAAGCACAATCAGCTGCTAGGAAAAAAGAAAAAGAAGATATGATAAAGATAATGGATGAACAAAAAAAACTTGCAAAAGCACAACTAGATGCAACAAAAGCCGCTGGTGCTTCAGCTGCTGCTATGGGTGGACAAGGTGGACAAGGTGGACAAGGTGGTGGAGATATACCACAGATACCAGATGAAGTAGACAACTGGGGAGTCACTTCGAAAAATTATGATATGGAGATGAGTTAATGGCGAACAATGATTTATTTGTATTTAAACCAGGTGAGATAGTTAGAAGACCTTATAAGTTATTACCTTATGGATCACCAGAGTGGCAGAATAATGCTACATGGTTTCAAATTAAAGCAAGAAAAATATCCAACCAAAATACTTCTGGCAGAGGCGGCACACTCGCTGCTGGTGAAGAAGGAGCGACATTTATTTTTCTAGCACCAAAATCATTTGCAGAAGATATTGGTCACACATGGGAGGAATATGAATCAATGGCTTCAAGGCTGGCTAATAAAGTAAGAGATGCCGCAAAATTAGGTGCAGACATATCTGCACTAACAAATTCTAATATTGATGTAGCTACCATAGCTACATCATTTTCAGCAACCAATGCCGCAACAGCCGCTTCGGATCTAGCAAGAACAGCATATAATTCAGTTGCTGGAAGTAATATTCCAAAAGTAAAAATTGATACTCCTTTATATTATTCAGGTTCAACAAGAAGACAACTAACCGTTGACGTTGAATTAATAGCTGAGTCAAGAAAAACATTAAAAAATGATGTTTTAGATATAGTACAAGACCTTATGAGATATTCATCACCAGGTATGAGTTCAAGAAGTGCAGTTGATATTGAGTTTCCATATTACTTTGAAGTTAAACTTCTTCCAACAGAAGGAATTAAATACACCACTGCTGCTCTTATAGCGGTTCAACCAACATACGGTGAACCATGGATCAATGGATATCCAACTCATTGTAAATTACAATTAACTTTTAAAGATATTTCTCCATTGTTCCGTAAGACAATCACTCATGGTTCTATTATCCGTGTTATTGGTGGTAGTAATAATGCTCGAGCAGGACAAACACCTACAAATCCAGGACCTTATAGACAAGCAACAAATTCTCAAAAAGCAAAAGCATCGTTTGATGCTGATACAATAAAAAGACAGGAAGAATCCGGTAATAGGCGTTAAAGAAACCATACGCCGGTGGTGACATAGTTAAAATAAGCACCAAGTAATATTCCAACAACAGCAAAAATACCTGTAATAAAAAGAAGTAATAATAATGGTTTAAGTGATTTCCAATTTATAAATTCTTTTGTTGTCATAATAAAAACATCCCATCAAGTCCGAAGTCAATGCTAAAAAGAACACACTTAACTTTTTTAAACTCATTACAAGAATCATTGCACGTACAGTCCACCAAGTCAGTAGACTTAACTTTTTTAAATACTTGTATTTCATGTGGCTCAGCGTGATCACATCCATTTGTATCTTCACATATACTAGCTCTATTACAAATTACTTTTTGGTTCAAAACTCTATCTCCTATAAATAGTATTATATGAAATTTAAAAATTATATAAATGAAGTACTCAGTAAAAAGACTCCATTAACAAATGTCTCCAGTCCTGGTGCCTATCAATTAAGATTCAAAGCCGCTGGTGAAGAGTGGATGTTTTTAGCCAATGATACAACATTCTCAGACGACTGGGATATATACTTCACTAAAGTAAATGTTGATCCTCTTGATCCATGGACTTTAAAGGGTGACATTGGATCAAAAGTATTTGAAGTATTCGCCGGTGTTGCTGAGTCACTTAAAAAATTTATTAAAGAAAATGACCCTGAGTACTTTCACTTCACAGCACAAGGTGAAAGCAGGATCAAGCTCTACAAGAAACTCTCCAAACTAATCGAAAGAAAAACTGGTTACGAACATATAACTACAAAGACTAAAGGCAAATCAGTTATCTTTTACTTTTCTAAATAATAAACAGTTCCTCTGGTAACTCAAACAATTCCCCGCTTATTCCCCACTCATCTTCTTTCATTAAGTCACACTCCTTAAAAGAGTACATCCGAAACCTATGTGTTAATTCGTCATAATCATCTACCAACACTGTATACATTCGTCCAAAACTAAAGTGATCTTCATCATAACTAGTAACAATTCCACTTGAAGGATTAGGTATTTTACCTACCAAATGAGGCTTCAGCATTCTATCAAGTCCTAATATTTGACCACAGCTTTTATCTAATAACTTAACTCTATCTCCATTTTTAAATTTTCTCATAATAAAAAATCCATATCACTAAACATTTGACTCTTTTTTTCTATTTTCAGTCCATCAAAACTAATAATAAACTGTCTGCAATCATAGGCTCTTTCAATTAATGCAATTGAACCATATGTATTAAGTGTCACACATACATCACCATTATCAACTATATTGTCATATATCCATTTACAACTTCTATCTTTCCGGGCCTTAGAAGAATCTAAATCACGAAACGATCCTTGATTTTCATTCCATAATCTCATAATATAGGAACTTACATCAGCACCTAATCTAACAGCCATTTCAACATATGTTGTATACTGGTACCCATTATCAGTGACTTTTACTATATCACCTATCTCAATTTCAATTCTCATATATAAACCTTCCAATAGTTTTTTCTTATTATAACATACTCAGCTAAAAAAGTAAATAATCTTATAAATAGCTTAGACATGAAACAAAAACTGGAAGAATATATAACTGAACTCGCCATGAAGAGTGACACGGACATTGATCTTGGTCATAAGAAAGGTGATTACTTCAATGCTAAAATCACTTTAGGAAGCGGTGATATATGGTATTTCAATGCCGAAAATGATATGGGTGATGGTGATTGGAGTATTGTTTTTTATGCGCCATCAATGAGTCCGGGTATAAGAGGAGACAAAAACAAAGTAGCACTTGAAACATTTGCTGCTGTTGAGAAACTAGTTAAAGATTTTATAGATAAAGAAAAACCAGAACGATTTCACTTCACCGGTCAGGGTACCAGCCGAGTGAAGTTATATAATACTTTAGCTAAAAAGATTCTCAAATCTGGAAAATATGAAAAGGGACCAGATATGAAAATGCTACAAGGTGCTGCTTGGAGTTTTGTTAAGAAATGAAATTTAATAAATGCCTTTAAAAGGGCAGGGATAAAAGTAAAATGAAAATAGAAGAAAGGATTGATATGTACATTGGAGAAGCTAAAAGTAAAAAGGTTAAGTTTCCAAGAATGAACAACTTACAGCTACTCAAAGTTAAACATGTTTTTAAAAATATAATGGAGTTTGGAGATAACACTATTGATAAAAATTCATTTACTATTGATGTAGTCTACTCCAAAGATGTGGAAATAGCTAAGTCATATAAACTTGTAACGACAACACAAAAGGCACCAAAGGGAATGTATGGTTATGAAAATTTAAAAGATGAAGAACGAATGCTTGTTTACCCAACACAACTAGGACTTCATCTTATGGCAGCAATGCAACAGCATAAAGAATTACGAACGGATAAAAGGATTAAGCTATGACCAGAGCAGAATTAGAAGCCAAACGAAAAGCCAGACTGGCAATGATAAAAAATAGAGAACAAAAAGTACGAACTGGATGTGGTGGATGTAAGAAGAAAGCAGAAAAAAAATAAAAAGGAAAAACAAATGAAATTCAAAGACTATGTAAATGAAAAAATGGATGAATCCATTATACCTAAAAAAATTGCACATTGGGTCACCTCAAAAATAACAGATAAGAAAGTATTATTAAAGATGTCTACTGCGTTTGCAAATGCATATAATGAAAAAACAATGACAGGAAAATCCGGTGATATTGAAAAGCACTTAAGAAGTATGATTGACTCAGGTAAAATAAAAAATGGAAAGGAATTTGCAGAGTACGTAATAAAAAAATATAAAAAATGAAACTAAAATATCACTTACTAAATGAAGAAGGTATAGCCACTCAAAAAGATATGACTGGTCACGCCCACCTTGGAGAAGTCAACGAAGATGGTGATGGTAAAACAGTAGAGTGTCTGGGTTGCCAAACTGAACACGTTCATAAAATATTCCAATGGCTAGTACAACCAGCCGATGGTCATACACATAATTTAAAGGATTAACTATGTATCTATTTGATGGAGTAGAAGGCAGCGAAAACATACGAGTTATGTATGATGAGTTGAACAAACAGTATTTTGGTAATTCTCTGCCAAAAATTAAAGTTGAATGGGACGGTAGACTAAAAAAAGCCATAGGTAGGGCTAAGGTAAAGTGGAGAAACTTCGTGGGAGCCAAACCAGAGATTGATATATCCTCGCTAAAAATAACTATGAGTAAATCTTATGATTTAAGTTATCAAGATACACAAGCAGTCATGTTACATGAAATGGTTCACATCCAGTTATACGTGAATGGCAATCTTAGCAAACACCACGGCACTGGTGCTTTCGATGGACAGATAAGACGATTCAGAAAAGAATCCGGTCTGAATGTTCCATTCAAAGAAAGCAGTTTCAAAACATCACCTAATGCACCAGCTAAAGAAGGTTATTTAGCAATACTTCATACATCTGGTGGCACAGGTATTTGTGTTTACTCAACTCCTTTTATCAAAAAGAACTGGAGAGAACTAACCAATTTTCTTGGTAGCTTTATTCCATCTGGTAAGGTTAGACAAATGGAGTTATGGAAAGTAAAACATCCTATAATCAAAAATTCAACAGGTAAAAGATCACTCAGAAAAATTAGTTGGACTATCAAAACCACAGAAGAAATAGAATCAATTAAAAAATCAGGTTTTAAATGGGCAGAGTTCGGAGCCGGAATAAAAAAAGTAGATAGCAAAAGGGCGGGATTATGAAACTAAGACAAGCACTAAACGAGGGCAAGATGGTAGAAAAGGTACTCAAAAAATTAAACGACCATCATGTAGAAGAAGTAAAGAGAGGAAAAGCGTTAAGAATTATTATTCGAAGAATGATTGACTCTATCAACGATACAGCTGATCTTCAAGACATACATAACTCATTGGATTTAAATAATGATCTGGAAAGTGATGTTGCAGGAATGTTATATAACAGAGGTGGAAAACTGGGAACAAAAATATGATGATACAAAGCGAGATTTGAAAATAAAATAATTATGAGACTAACTCAATACCTAACAGAATTTCAGGACACTGAAAGTCAAACCAAAAGCCGAGTAAAGAAAATTGATAAAACTAAAGCACAAGACCTATTGAAGTCAAAGTGTAAAAAAGCAGTAGTTGATTTTCTCACCCATGGTGTACACATTCAAAGGTTTGCAAACGACGCAAGAAATATGGAATATGGTTTTCTTGATGCCTCAAATCTTCCACCTCGACTATCCAGGAATAGCCAGAACTACTATACTCTGATAATCAACGATGATCCATCCTGGAAAGGATATCCAAAAAGACAGATAATAGGTACAAAAAAAAATAGGATTATGGAAACAACTCCTGGTTTGTGGCATATTTTTCCATTCGATGGAGTCAAAGTAGGTATTGTTCCAGGATATGATATATGGGATTCATTCTCAAATTTAAGTAGTGAAGTCGGAATTATGGCAAGAAGATATAATGAGTTCATTTCCATGATGTTAAATTATGGAAATACTAACATTAGTCGGACATTTGATAAAAGACTAGCCGAGTTTAAACAAGCGTGTAAGAACACAGACAAATGGATCGCTGATAATGATGGCATTGAAAATGTTGTCAAAGAAAGATTTCCAAATCTTGATTCCAGTAAAAAGTCACTGAATAACTATAATGGTGATTACTATAAATCAATACTACATTACTATAACCCAAAGGGATTCAACGTCAGTACTCCAGGAAGCATGACAGGGAAAGATGGAAATGAAGTATGGCTCGATGGTCCCGCGGTATATTTAAACTCAATTATCTCATTGGAAACAATACAAAGTATAATGGGATACTCAGCATGAGATTCTATAACATCATAAATGAAAAAATAGACCTTAACTATAGGCTTAAGGCCAGTGAAGTGTATGACTCAAAGGACTCCTATGAAATTGAGTTTAACATTGGTGAAACCGGATACACATTCGAAGCTGAACCGTATTTTCTTGAAGACAGTGAAGGAATGAAAAAGGAACTAGGATTTGATCCCGACTACGATAGCAATGTAGTCATTTGGAGCATTGCCTTCAAACTGGATTCGGACCCCTTCAACCCATTTGGTATAACTGGTGAGCAGGGCATGAAGGCCATGGAAGTCTTCTCCGCTGTGGCAGTGTGTTTAAAAAAATTCATTCTAACCAAGCGTCCCGAGTACTTTTCATTCTCAGCTAAGGAACGATCCAGAGTAAATCTGTATTCCAGGTTTGCTAAAATGATACCAAAGATCACAGGAAAATACACAATGAAAGAATTTACACACAAGTCGAATAAGTACTTTTTATTTGTGAGGAACTAATGCGATTCGGCAACCACAATTTGTAGGCAAGGAGCTTTATGCAAGATTTCACTAGATGGGAAGAATATTACTTAATTGAAAAGCTAGACCTGAATGTACCTGTAAAGGTTACAGTCAATAACAAGATATTGTGGCAAGCTACATGGGAAGTAAATGGAGTGAAGTTTAGGTTTGTAGCTGAAAATGATGATGATTGGGAGGATGAATTTCCAGAGTGGAGTATAACCTTTTGGAACATGTCTACGCCTTCTATTTTTTCCTCTGGTAGTACAGATTTAACAGGTGATATGGGTGCTTCCTCTTTAAAGGTTTTCTCAGGGGTTGCTAGTGCCTTTAAGAAATTCATTCGAGTAAAGAAACCCCAACACTTCTTTTTCTCCGCAGAAGAGCCTAGCCGTGTAAGGCTTTACAATAGGCTCGCCAAGATGATCGCCAGTGAATTTCACTATAAAATGATGAAAGATAATGATGGTTCCAATACGTTTTATGGGTTCACAAAGAAATACTCATCCTGAATACTCACATATTGAAGGGAACCGACAATGCTCCTCCATAAGGGCTTGTCATATATACAAAAACGACAGCAGACAAACCAGCAATTATCAACCAAAATAAATCATTAAATATATTATTCATCTGTTCTCATTCCCTCTTTCATCATCATATTCCACCCATTTCGCCCATTTCATTGCTGTTGTTATATATCCACGTCCAATACTGTAAACGAATATTATCTTTTTTCCTTTATATTGTATCATATGAATTTCTTGATCATCGTTCTCAACCAATATAACATTTGATTTATCTATACGAAGATCATTACTCAGAAAGTCAAATTCTTCCATTGTCATTGGAGAAAGATCAAATCTTTCTTTTAATCTTTGATTCACATGATCAAAACTATATATAATATCTTTTTTTGGCTTCATTTTGCAGCCTCCTCTTTGCAGCCTCCTCCCTTTCTTCTTTTGTTGCTGGCCTATGTCTTAAATCTTCCTTTCAAATATTAATTTTTAAAGTGGACGTGGCGGGAATCGAACCCGCACTAGATCTGCCTCAGGCATTACCCTGTGACTCCCTATCCATTGGAAACGCGCTTCCTTTGCTTGTTACCCACCTCAGATGGATCTAAGGCCGCTATAAGTGCATCCGCAACCATACTGAATAAAGATTTAAGACCATAGGTTTTACCCCATCCGGCCGTTTTCAGATGTGACTCCATTTGTCAACACGCCCAGTTTATTTAATCCCCTTATTTAATGTAGTCGGCCATTTTGATAGTCTTCATGCCATCTGGTAAATAGATAAGCCAGCTGAAAATCCAACCCTCTTTCATGACCTGTTTGCCGGTTAGCTTAA